GCCATCGCCTCCGGTCATGGCCGTGGCCTTGGCGAACCGGCCGGCCCGCACCGCCGCGGCGAGGTCGCCCGCGCCGGCCAGCGGATAGAAGCCGCCCTTCAGCGCGACGCCGCCGACGGTCACCGGCCGCGCCCCGACCCACGCCGGCGTCCCGCCGGTTGCCCGCCGCTCGCGCGCGGCGATCTCGCCCCGGAAGCCCTCGAGATAATCCCACACCGCCGCGATGAAGCGGGCGTCGCGGGCGTCGAGCGCCGCCAGGATCGGCGGCACCGCCTCCGGCGCCAGCCCCGCCCCGCCGCCGGCCAGGCGGGCATGGCCGGCTTCGTTGCCGGCGTTGAGCGCGATGGCGATCATCTCCCAGCGCGACAGCGACCGCCCCAGCCCCGGCAGGAAGCGGCGCACGCCCATCGCCCGCCGCTCGTCCGCCGCGTAGGGCGCGTAGAGCGCCGCGATGTCCGCCGCCGCCCGCTGCCGGCGGCGGCCGAGCGCCTGCCTCGCCGCATTGATCGACGCGGCCAGCCGGCGGACCGACGGCGCCCCGTCGCCGGCGATCTCGCGCAGCAGCTCGGCGGCGGCGCGGCCGGGGTCGACGGGGCGAGCCCCCGTCCCACCCTCCGTGCCGCCCGGCGCCCGCGCCACGGCGGCCACCGCTTCGGCCACCGCCGCGCTGAGGCTTTGCCGCCCGCGCGCGTCCACCAGCGCGTCGTTGCGGCCGATGGCGTGTTCGATGTTCTCGAGGCTGGCGACCACCGCGCGGAGCTCGCCGGCCGGCAATTCGCGATAGGGCCGCCCCTCGCCGCCGGCCAGCACGGCGTCGGCAAGCGCCAGCTCGTTCTCCCGGCCGGCCGCCGTCATCGCCTTCGCGAAGGCGGCCACGGCGCCGCGCGGCGCCGGGTCGCCGGGTTTGCGAAACTCGAACCGGTCGAGGATGGCGTCGATGGCCGGCCAGCCGTCGATGCCCTGCGTCACCTCCGGCCGGTCCGGCCGGTCGAGACGGCGCACCGTCCGTTCCGCCGCCTGGAGATCGTCGGCGATCCGCCGCGCCTCGGCGTGGAGCGCCAGGTTGAGAAGCTGCCGGCGCCGGGCGTCGTAGAGCTTCTTGCTCCTTTGCCCCTCCTCGCCGGAGGCGGAAAGCTTCGCCGCTTCCTCGCCGGCCCGCCGCTCGGCGGCCAGGTGGCGCCGGGCGTCGACGGCGTCGCGCACCGGCGTTCCGGCCAGCGCCGCGCGGGCGAAATCCTGCGCCGCCGCCGCCGTCAGCGGCCTGTCCTCGCCGGCCGGGCCGGCCAGCGCCCGGAGCTCGGCGGCCAGCCAGTCGGCCATCCGGCCGCCATGGATGGCGGCGAGCGCCTTTTCCGGCAACGTGCCGTCGACGAGCGGGTCGCCATGGCGCTCGATCATCAGGCGGCGGGCCTCGGCGGCGATCGTCGCGCCGCGCCTCGGCGCCAGCGCCATCGCCTGGATCATCTCGTCGCCGCTCGAAAAGCCGAACAGGCCGGCCGCCTCGTCGGGGTCGACGCCGCCCTCGGCGGCATAGGCGGTGGAACGCCCGCGCGGCAGCGCCGCCAGCACCGCCTCGCCATAGCGCTCGACCAGGATCGGCCGCGACAGCCTGAGCACGGGCAGCGGGCGGGGCGCATCGCCCAGCCGGCGGCGGTTGGTCAGCCACTCGGTCGCCCGGTAGACCGGCAGCGCGTCGATCCGCCCCTCGGCCTCGCGCGTCGCCGCCGCCAGCCCGTCGCGATACCATTTTTCGCGCGCCGCCCGCACCGGCCGCATGATCGCCTGGGTCAGCCGCTCCTCGGCCTCGGCTTCCGCCGCCGCCCGCAACGCCCCGAGATCGGCCGACACCGGACCGAGATCGCCGGCCGCCCGGCGCGCTTCGCCGAGCGCCAGATCGGTGGCCAGCAGCCGGTCGAACACATCGCCCACCTCGGGCGCGACCGCCACGCCGAGCCGCCGCATCGTCAGGTAGGCCTCGATCAGCCAGGCCCGGAAACGGCGGAACGCCAAGCGCGGCCCGGCCGGCAACGCCTTGTCCTCAAGAAGAGAAGCGGCGAAGGCGCGGGCGAATTGATGCCCGATATCGGCGGTATCGCTCCGTCGCTCCATGGCGAGAAAGCGGCGCCCGGCCTCGAGCAGCAGGGCCGAAGGGTCAGCCGTCTCGAACAATCGCTTCAGAGCGTTGCCATCCTGGCCCGCAGGCGGGTTAGCGCCATCCGCAGTCATGGGCGGCTGGTCCGCTGCCTTGCCTGCTCGCGCCTCGGTCACATCCAGCGCGGCCTCATTCTGGCCGAGGTATATGGGCTTTTTTGCTCCTTGGGATAGAAGGACCGTATTGGTGGCCATCTCTGAGGGGGACATCAATCTTCTCCGAAGGGGTGAAAACGGGGGTAACGGCTATTTTGGACGGGACGAGCGCGGACGGCGACGCCGAATCCATGAGCGTGTCTTTGGCTGCGGAGGGGGGCAAAGAGACGGTCTCCTTCCCGCCATCAACGGCTGGCCGCTTTACCGAGTTGCTGGCGACTGAATCCGCCTTGTCTGGCGGGCTGGCGGTCGCCTTTTCGCTAGAGAGCGCATTCAGCCCTTGGGAACCTGTGGCGGGAGTGGGATCGGTAGCGGTCTTGGTGCTAGAGGCGGCGGGAGCACCTGCCTGTTCACGTCCCGCCGGCGCCGCTTCGTTCGCTCTCCTGGACGGCTCGTCTGGGGCAGTGAATCCCTGACGCACGGCCTCGTCCGCAATCTCCTGAATTTTCCCCATGGCCTGCGCGACAAACTCGTTAGCCTTTTCCGTCGTCATGCCAAGCGGATTGAATTTCATATCAGGCATGAGGGCGGTGCCCTCCTTCGTGCTCGAAAGATCGGTCACGAAAGCAGAAGTGCGAATGCGCAGGTCTCCGCCACTTAGGAGGGCGGCGTCATATTCGGCCCGCGTCATGCCTTTTAGTCCTCTGGCGATCTGCCAGGGATCAGCGCCGTTACTTTTCAGAGTATCGACGAATCTCTCGATCGGAATGTAGACATATTCGGCGGGTGTGCCCTGCGTCACGTTATCGACCAGGCCACGGAACACCTCCGGCTGCTGTCTACGTATCTTCGAAACAGAAGCTTGCTCGGACAGTTGTCGCAACATGGCTTGGTTCCGCATGGCCACCTGAGCTTTGGCAAGGCCTTCGCCAATGGCTTTGAAGCCAGCCTCGCCAGCCTGCTGCGCCGCGCTCTTTACCAGTGCCCCCAGGCCCTTGAGAAGGATCGCGTTCAAATCGGGATCTTGACCAGACGCCGTCTGCGCCGCAGCTTCTCCAGCCATTGCCATTGCAGCCGGCGCGGATATCTGAACGAGTGCGTTGCCAATGGGACTTTCTACCAACTGCTTGCCGGCCATATGCGCAGAAAGGCCGTCCATTAAGGCGATGAAAAGCGCTCTCGTTTCGCCGTATGTTTTCGCCTCATCGAACAATTTCTGATCAGTGGCGGCCCGTCGAGCTCCCTCTAGCGTCCTAATGTCGAGACCCTGCTTCGCAAGGTAATCACTCGACGCCGTAAAGCGATTCTGGATAAACGATCCCGTGGTCGCCACCGCGATGCCGACGCCAGGGCTCTTCGTCACCCCCGCCGCTGCCATCGCCGCGGCGTCAATAGGCATACCTTCGAGTATCGATTCCAGTAAAAGAGATGTAAAGCCGACAGGTTCCTCGAGAATATCACCAAAATATTTCGAAACTTGTCCAGTTGTGGACTGATCTTTCCCTGGTCCGTTTCTTAAATTGGCATATCGGGTAGCGGTTACCGACCATGGTAGTGAATTGATACGTTCATATAATTTTCCGACTCGTTGAGCATAATATACAGAACGGGAAACATTTTCATCTCTGGTTCCAGAAGAAATTTTCGCAAGCAACCATCGAGATGTTGCATCGTAAATATCGACAGGACTGGCGACTAATCCATCTAATATTTTTGTATTGGCTAGAATTTCATCGAAAGAACGACCACTATCTTTCGCTAGTTGTGCGTAATATTCGTATTCACTATAGTTATAAGCCAGAGCGAAACCCCAGAGCCCCCGGGCAATGGCGTTGGTGATCGGCGCAAACAAGGGCTCCAGCTCTGCCCGCGCTTCGTTGGGGGGCGTCTTGCCGGCGTGGGTACGGGAGAGAACATCATCGAGACGCTCTACGTTGAAGTATTTCTGCTGCTGTATCCATAAGCGGAGATCGGCCATATCTTCGTCACTGGCATTCGCCGCGTTGACGATACGATCAATGTGTTTCTCGCGATCGGCCTTTTCCTCCGGTGTGGGGAAGACTAGCTCCCAGTTCGACGCCCACCCTTTCTCTTCCGCTTGAGCTGAAGGAACCGAGCCATAGCTCGTCCAGTAGCCTGAATTATCAATGGTCGTCCTGGGCGCTTCGGCAGCGTTGACGCTCAGATCGGCCTGCGCTCCCGGCGCTGCGGAAACAAAAGCCTGTCCGGTCGCCTGAATCGGAAGAACCGCCACTGATGCCGGTTGGGCAGTGGTCGCACCCGGTATTCCCGTGGCATTGTCGTTCGGGTTCTTCTTTGCCTCTGGCGCCCCCGTAGCACCAGCGTTCGACATCTCCTGCGTCGGCAGTATCGGCACAAAAGCGGCATCTCCCGCGCCCTTCGTCACCTGCCCCGCTGCCGACGCCATTTTATCCGCCGTGCTCTTCAGCGGGCCGACGGTATTCGCTCCAGGATTGCCGAATGTTGCCTGGGTTGGAGCAGAGGCAAGGCTCTGCCGATCCTTCGGCCACATCTGCCAGAGAGGCGGCGCTTTCGGAGGCTCACCAATTCTTGCAATGGTCGTCGCGATTGGCAGGAGATTGTCGAGATCGCCCTTGACGAGGGCAAAGTTTTGCCGTTGGTCCAGCCATTCGGCGAGCTTGGGCGCGCTGGCTCGAATTGCGTCCAGCTTTGCGTCGACAACGATTTTGTCGAATAGCTCGCGATTATCTTCGACCAGCCCGGCCGGCGCGGGCCTGTTGCCCGTTGCAGCGGCGACTTGGCTTGCAATCTCCTGGGCTTGTGCGGTATTGGTCGGGTCTCCCGTCGCGGCGGCTGTCTGGAGCTTCGCGCGGGCACCGTCCTCCAGACCGCGCCTTTCCCTCCAAGCGATGTAATTGGCTGTATGCGACAAGGCGGCATTCCCCAGTGACCAGAATGCCGGATGCTAGGGTGGGAAAGGTTTCCGCTGTGGCGAACCGCCGATCGCAACGACAACGGCATTTCGTGAATGCCAGTCGTTTCTGCGTGGAAAAACCATTGATATCAGGCGTAGGCGTACGCGACGGCCTGTTGCCTAAAGTCCCAGCGATAAATGCTCTATTTGCCACGAAAAGCTTCACATGACGCGTCATTCACAACCAGATCAGCGATCTCGACCTTTTGCGGCGTTCTATATACCCCCCGAACATCAACACCAAAAGCCATCGCTTCAACAAACATAAAACCGCGACATAGTCTACGTCTTACATCATCCCATTTTATATTTTTCTGATCACCCGAATAATCATAATAAGCGTTAAGTTTACCATCTTTATATTCACTAAAAGACCAGACCGTCTCGCTGTCGAGCTGACGCGTCATCTGCCATTCATTGACAATTTCCCGCACGATCTGCGGAATTTGAACCTGCAGTTGCTCACAAAGCTGGGTATTCGCTTTCGCTTCGCCTAGAGGCACCCCCTGCTGCCCGATATATTTCTTCTCGATGGTCCCACCCGCTTCTATCAAAGCAATGAAATTTGCCGCTTTGCACATCTCATAAGTCTTCATGTTTAGCCACAGCCGCGAATAGGGAACGCGTCCATCGGCACGCTCATAAACGAAGCGGAGTGTAGCCTCATCAACCTCTGCCGAGGTCATAACCGTGGACTCATCGATGATCTCAGGGGGATGGATGTTCCCGGCCACTTCCTTCAGCCAACCGTTCAAGCCACGATTTTGCAGCTCGTACCGCCCCACTTTTCTTTGCAGTTGCGGGTCGTTCTGCTCGTTGCGAGCAATCTGCTCACTATTTCGATCCGTGAGAACCGTCAGCATTCTGCCAGATCCAAACAGAAACAAGCCTAAGATGACGAGCAGGATGTTTCGGGCAAGCCGCGGAAAGCCCGATTTCGCCGGCTCCTGCGATCGCTTGAAAAGCAATACAAGGCTGATAATCGGGATAAATCCCAAGTACCAGTTTTTCCAGTGGCCATATGCGTCATTTGATCTTGCTGCTGAAGCAAGACCGAGCAAAACAGTTCCTATGATGAGGCAAGAATAGCTGGCCAGCAGCAATTCGAACAAATAATCATTCTTCAACGCCTCTAGAAAGAAGCCATCGATGAAATATCTCATTCCCAAAAATAGAAGACATAACCCCATGACAAAGAAATAAGCGGCCCGCCCCAATCGAAACTTAGGCTTCACCAAGGCAACGACAATCGCCGCAAAAGCAAACAGCATTCCCCAGGAGAAAAAGAGGGAATTGGAGTTGCCGGTTTGGAAAATCCTATAGGCTAACGCTTCCATATACAAAACTCTACTTATCGGAGAAGAACAACAAATCCTACCCCGATAAGGTGCGGATGGACAACGGGCTATCCACGGAGATCACAACGAATATCATGGTGACCTCAAGCCACCATCTTGCCACACCTCGTAAACCCCGCTCTCACCGCGCCTGCCGGAACGTCTGATATTCCCGTGCTACCTCGCCGTCGGTCGGCTTGCGACCCAGCTTGAGGGCAAACTGCCGGCCGATGTTCTCGCGAAGGTCGAGCGGACGCCGCCGCTCCCCGCCCGGCGCCCGCTAGCCACGACCGCGCGCAGTCCGCCGATCGGCAGCTCGCGGTAGGGCTTGTTGTCGCCGCCGCGCCGCCAGCACCGCCTCGCCATAGCGCTCGACCAGGATCGGCCGCGACAGCCTGAGCACGGGCAGCGGGCGGGGCGCATCGCCCAGCCAGCGGCGGTTGGTCAGCCACTCGGTCGCCCGGTAGACCGGCAGCGCGTCGATCCGCCCCTCGGCCTCGCGCGTCGCCGCCGCCAGCCCGTCGCGATACCATTTTTGGCGCGCCGCCCGCACCGGCCGCATGATCGCCTGGGTCAACCGCTCCTCGGCCTCGGCTTCCGCCGCCGCCCGCAACGCCCCGAGATCGGCCGACACCGGACCGAGATCGCCGGCCGCCCGGCGCGCTTCGCCGAGCGCCAGATCGGTGGCCAGCAGCCGGTCGAACACATCGCCCACCTCGGGCGCAACCGCCACGCCGAGCCGCCGCATCGTCAGGTAGGCCTCGATCAGCCAGGCCCGGAAACGGCGGAACGCCGCGCGCGGCCCGGCCGGCAACGCCTTGCCGTCCAGAAGATAGGCGGCGAAGGCGCGGGCGAACCGGTCCTCGTGGTCATCGGCCTCGCCCCACCAGCGGGACAGCGCCTCGCCATCGGCTCTTGCAGCCGCATCGCCGTGATCGCCCGTAGTCGTGAGAAGTGTCAGGAACAAGCGAGCGCCATCGCGCAGGAGTCCCGGAAGATCGCCAGCAGCGAACAACCGCTTCAGCGCCCCGGCCCCTCCGGGTGCTTTGTCATCGTCAGGGCCGGGGTAAAGGCGGGGAGCCTCCTCGCCTGTCGTCCGAGGGGAACTGATCGTCATTCTATTCTCCGACAATAGGGCGGGCAGGACCGACCAGCTTCCCGCGCATTGTGCGAGGGAAATGAAGTCGAACCTCCGAGCTTTTCGCGGGCCGTAGAGAAGGCAGGCGTCCGCCCGCTCTCTTGAGCCGATGTGGGCCGGTGCAAACGAGCTTGAGATTGGCTTTGGTCGACAGGGCGGCATTCCCCAACGGCAGGAGTGCCGTATGCTAGAGGCCGGAGGGTTTCCGCCATGGCTGGCGATGCCATCACCACCTAGCGGACCTGCGCTCGTTCGCTGGCCCTTTACGTATTCATCGCGAGTTCCGAGAAGGTTGTCCGCCATTGTCTCCTCACATCCTGAGAGAGCATAGTGGAAATCAACAGAGAGCAATCAGCCGCTCCATCAACGAAATTGGGCGAGCACGCCCGTTTGCCACAGGCTCAGATGAAAATGAATCAGGACGATCAAGAAAGAGAGAGAGAAGCCAAATCAATTAAGGGCAAAAACCGGAATAAATGCCTTCTGATTTTGTTTCTCACCTCTCTTGTTTTGGCTAGCATAAGTGTAGAGATCGCCGATATCGCAAGCCCAGGAACTTATTCCTCCTCAACAGCGTATTACTGGGGAGGAATAACCGGGGCCACGATCACGACATACATCTTTTCCTTGTTCTTTTTTGCAATAGTCAGGTTGATCCGCGGCGGCTCCACGCCGTTAGCAGGGCTCGGCACAGGCATCGCTGCTGCACTCCTGCTGTTCGGCATTACGACTCACAAGGACGCAAACCTCATAGACAAGAGTTATGAAGCGACCCATGCTGAAGACGCTGGATCATCGCAGCGTTGAAACAAATGCGTTAGGCCTCACAGCCAGACAGCTCTCGGTCTTGCGTCCGGATTGGCCTAGAAGGGACTTCAAGGAGAAATCGAGCGCATGAGCGTATCTTTGTCTGTAGAAGGCGCCGGCCCCTCGGAAAGCTCCTTTTGAGTTTTCCAGAAGGCGCGCTTCCTTTCTTCCTTTGCAACCTTGTGTTGTCTTGAGGCCTCTCTCTTTTTATCGGCGTTATTCTGCCGGATCTTCGCACCATCCGCCTGCTGCTGAGCTTCTGCTTCCCTGCGCGCTTCGTTCCTTTTCTGCTGTTGTGTTTTTCGTTTCTCGTGTGTTTGGCGAGAGGAGTCGGAGGGCGGATTAGTGCTTCTAGTGTCAAGCGAAGGACCATTGGCGGACGTCGGCGAAGGTTTGTCAGTAGGGACACCAGTGGAGGCTGCGACTGGTTCGGTGCCAGTATCGAGTTTGGCCCTCCATTGGGGAGCCTCCTTTGTTATCTCCTCAAGCGCTTTGCGAACTTCTTCGTTGTATTTCTCGGCCACTGCCCATGGCATATCGGACGGATCGAGGCGAAGATGCCTCAGCATGGCCTCCCCCTCCTTCATTCCAGCGAAATCCACGAGATAACTGGCGGTGGGAATACGCAGATCGCCACCAGTCGATACGGCTGTGTCGAAATCCGATATGGGAGCTCCCTTTATTTTTCGGAAAACCTCGCGCGGCTCTGCACCGATCTCCTTCATGCCAACGAAGAATTCATCCGGAGATATATAAAGATATTCGGCCGGCTCCCCCTTTAACTTCTCTCCAACGAAATCGCGAAGCACTTCAAGATCTTGTCCGCTTGCCCTCCATGAACTAGATTCGCTCGAAATACTCTTCAGAGCAGTATAATTTCGACCACTTGCATGTACTTGTCCGATAACATTACCAAAATAGGAAGAAATAGCTCCACCTAGAAAGGCCCCCCCTGTCCCCTCCAGCCATTCTTGATTTTTATCAAACTTCCACCACGAAATTAAATTTTCCCCGGTCTTCTGAGTTGCCTGCTGCACCCCTTCCATGCCAGCGGTCAACAGTGTGCCCGCCGTTCGACCAAGAGCGTTTTTGACGAATGGGATTTTCGCCACCTTTTCCGCGAAGGGAAGCGAGGAAAGCGCACCCCATCCCGCATTCCACCAACCGGCTTCAGTTTGAACGACCTCGCTGGCTCCGGCCTCGCGCGCCTTGGAGACTCCAGCCCCTCCCGAGCGCAAAGCCCCGTAAAGAGCCAATCCAATCGCGCCTGCAATTCGTGGAATGCTCAAAGCCGCCAGGATATCAGGAGTGGCCTCTCCGGCCAGGCTAGCTAAGCTATTTTCCTGACCGGGCGTGGCAGCCCATTCCGTTCGAGCGTAATTTTGCCAATACTCTCCGGACGCTTGATGCCTTCGAGCGGAGCTTTGAGTGTCAAGCCTCACTCCATTCAAATATTCAAGTACTTTTTTCGGATCTTTATGCTCGAAAACAACTGAATCTAGCTCTCTATACAAATCTTTGTAATAGTAGAAATACTGCTGACTCGCCATTACACGAAGTTTATCATAATCTTGAATTTTTGCATAAGCGATTGCATTAGCAATATCCTCTATTTCTCTAATTTTTTCAGGAGACGGCTCGGAAAGCTGTCCAATAAATTCTTCGGCTTGCCCATACGAAGTTATAGCCCATCTAATTAATCCCTTCGCGTATTCGGGAGAAATGAGTTCGGAATTGGCCGCCACCGTCCAACTTCCAATCGGAATGGGCCCGTTTGGCGCAGTGGGCTTCGGCGCTTCAAAAACGGCACCATCGTAGGGAGCCGGTGGGCGAAACATGTTCAAGGGATCTGTGAGCGACGGCAGGGGATAGGCGTCATACCGCCCCCGTTCCCAGGCCGTCGCGTCGGGACCGGTATAGGCTTCATTACCGGCTGGAGCGCCAGACGGTTGCCCCGCCGAAGCGAACAGGGCTCGCAACTCCCTCTCCGCAGCCTTTCGTCCGACAAGACCGTAGGCCATCTGGTCAACCAGGCGATGAGCCTCATGCCGTCGAATGCCCGGATGCTGATCGATGCTGAGGTGAAGATAGTACAGAGAGCCTTGGTTGCCGCCGGCAACCGCACTGATGAGCTTGTCCTGCTCTGGAGAAATAGCGACGGGAGAACCCCGCTCCGGAGCTTTTGCCTCAGTCCCCCCTACCACTGGCGCCGCGACGACCGGCTTCATCCCTTCAGATGAAGTCAGCGGAGGCACATTGATCTGTTCCGTTCCTGCTGGAGCGGCACCCGGCACGGCAGCGGTGGGTACGCCCGCATTGTTCTGCGGTGCCGAAGGAGAGGCGACCGGCCCCGATACCGCCGGAGCACCGGCGTTAGGCACGTCCGCGTTTTCCGGTGTCTCGGCGGGAATGCTGTCTGTCACGCCTGCACCAACGGGCGGATTGGCGGCGGCGGTTGGCGCCTCCATCGGGCGCGGAAGTGGAACGGGAACAGGCTTTCCCGAATTCGCCGCAAGAATGGGCGGAGAAACCTCCGCGTCCCCGATCGGCGCCGAGACCGCCGGGATGGAGGCTGAAGCCAACTGCAATCCCGGCCAGAACGCTCCGCCTATCGGGCGACGTGACGCATCGATGGCCTTGTTTGCCGCCTGCTCGATAGCCACGAGCGAGGGGTAGTGTTCCCTGGCGACGGGCGGGTTTTTGGGGTTGCTCAGATAGTCGAACAGCTTGGGCGCGCTGGTTCGAAGCGCGTCCATCTCCGCATCGTCGACGACCTTGCAGAACGCCTCGCGGTTGTCTCTGACCACCTCCTCCGGCGCCGGCTTGTTTCCCGTCAGGTCGGCCACTTGCTCGGAGAGCAGGGCGTCCGTGCGGGGCGTGCCGTCGTCTTCCAGCTGGGCCACGGTCTGGAACTGCTTGCGCGCGTCGTCGTCCCGCCGCTGCCTACCCTTGTAGGCGTCGTAATTGTCAGGGGTGAGCAAAGGCCTGTCTCCCAAAAGGATCAGGCCAGACGCTAAGTCGTGGTGGGTTTCCGTGCTGATCGGCAACGCCGATCGATACGATCGGCCGATGGGAACGCCATGGGCATTAGGGTGCAGGTCGCCGGTCCCCGTAGTCGCCCTAATTCTAAAAGGAGTTGCAGCCCGCTGCCGACTCGCCCACTAAATTGGCGCATTCGCAATGACTGACAATGAACCTGCGATGTCTGTTTAAAGGCTCGAGCGAAAGGTAAGAAAATGCTGCGAGACTATAGTCCTCAAGAGAAAAGGAGCGGCTTTTGGAAGAGCATCGCTATCCTGTTTCTTCTTTCGGTCGTCGGCAGCCTTGCGCTCAAGCTGCACAGAGGCGATGAAGTTGGCCACTTCCGCGGCGCCCAGGGACGATGGGTCGGAGAACTTCTGGGTGAGGCCGGCATCCCTTTCTTCGCCGGGCTGCTTGTCTTCGGTATCGTCAGGCTGAGGCGTTGGGCCGACGTTCCCAAGGCCGGACTGATATCGGGCATCATCACCACACTGATCTTTTGCGGCTTGCTCTATCGCGCCGATATGTTGTTCCCTTAAGAGTTTGCTCGAAACTCGCTGGTATCAGGCCAAAAAGTTGCAGTGGGCCGGCGGCGTCCGTCCTGTTCCTGACATCAACGATGGAACTCAGCCGGCACGCCTTCGTCTTGTCGTCCCGCGTCATGCCTTTCCTGCAGGATCAGGACCTGCTGGCCGCCTGCCGCAAAGAGCTTCTGGAATGGGCGAAGACCAATATCAAGGTTGAGTGACAGCGCGGGAGGTAAGATATGCAGCAGGATGGAACGCAAGAGGCGATTGAACAGGTCGCGGCGTCAAAAAGCAACGGCAGGAACAAATGCATGCTCATCCTGCTCGGCTTGTCTCTGGTCATAACGGTGGTCATGGCCATAGCGACCGGCCAGAGCATTCCGGACCGTCCTTTTGGAATATCCGGGTTCATCGGCGAGCAACTCGGGTTTGCGCTGGGCCTGTTTCTTCTTTCGCTGCTCTTTTTCGCTTTGGTGCGACGCAAGCGCAAAGACAATGTGCCGACGGCAGGGCTCGGCACCGCCATCGTTTGCATGCTCATCTTGAGCTATTTCATCTACGTTGGCGCCACGAGCCCATAAAGTGCGTCTCCCTCACACTGTCACCAACCCAGAAGTCGTCCCTGGGGATGGCCGCGCCATCAGGATCACCCAGATACGCAAATAGCTTGGGCGCGCTGGCACGGATTTCGTCCATTCGCGCGTCGTCGGCGATCCGGCCGAACAACTCCCGATTGTCTTTGACCAGTTCAATCGGCGCCGGCCTATTCCGGGTCGCGGCGGCAACTTCGTCGGAAATCTGTGCATCGCTGGCGGTCGAACCGATCTTTTCCAGCCGGGCCACAGCCAGGAATTGCTTGCGCGCGTCGTCGTCCCCCGCCGCTGCCTACCCTTGTAGGCGCCGTATTCGTCAGGGGTGAGCAAAGGCCTGCCTCCCGAAAAGGATCAGGCCAGACGCTAAGTCGTGGTGGGTCTCCGTGGTGATCGGCGGCACCGATCCGTCCGGCAGTCGGCGACATCGGGGACTCCAAAGCTCCGTCTTCTAGCTTTCTATCCTCTGTATTCACCACGACTCTAGAAATGGTTGCAGTCCATTGCCGACTCGCCTCCAGGAGAGGCATAGTCGCTGAAGCTGAGGGTCCGCACGTCCGATCCTCTTGCCGTTTATTTGACTTTGCGGGCTAGTTGGTTCGTCTCGAATATGAGGTCGAAACCTCCGATGACTTTTTGTTTTGGCGTTCAATGCCTTCATCCGCCCATTTCGGCATGGCGGAGATAAATCAACGTAGCGCGTCTGAGACATCACGCCCTGAGCCTTCATCGAGAAGCCCCGCCCTCACGCCCCCTGCGCCTGCCGGAACGCCTGATACTCCCGCGCCACCTCGCCGTCTGTCGGCTTGCGGTCAGGTCACGGTTAGGAATTGCCTGCGCGTGTCGTCTTCCCGCCGCTGCCTACCCTTATCTTGCGTGACATCGAGCGATGATCGATTGCCACCTACCCATTGCCAACGATTACCACCACCCCACGCTGTAGAAACTCCATCTGCAGTTTGACCGTTCCTATGAGCAGGATGCCAATGATGATCAGCAGGGTGTTTCCGGCCAGTCTCTGAAAGTCTAGTCCCTTTGGCTCCTGCGGTCGCTTGATAAGCAATGCCAAGTTGGCAATCGGAATGAACCCCAAAAACCAATAGGTGCGATGGCCATAAGCATCCATGGCCCGGGCGGCGGATGCTAGTCCGAGCAAAATGCCCATCGCGACAAGGCAGCCATAGGTAGCCAGCACCCATAGCGGGAAAAAATTACTCTTCGGAAGAAAGAGTAAGGATACAAATATCAGTTTCAGGCTTACTAAGGCGAGCAGAAAGAATAATGATATTGCGAAAAAATAGCCGGCTCGACCGAGCTTGAACTCTGGCTTTGCAAAATGCAGGACAGCCGCTGCGGAAATAAAAGGCACTCCGAAGATTGGGATAAGGAAGGAGCGGGAGAGAAAAAATAAGGCCTTTGCGGCCAGCCAATATATAGGAGAGAGGATCGATTCCACCAGCAGGTCCATAGCGGGATTCTACCATTAGCTGTATAAAGGCAACTTATACGAAAACAGCCTCCTTGCCCGCAATGGTCTTTTCTTTGAATGCACCGAATTCGCGCGTCCGCGTGCGCAACTGCCTGTTATCCTTGGCGACGAAGACCACGACGAATGTCGCGGTGACCTCGCATTCCAAACCGCCAGCTTGCCGCCTTCGAAAGAGCGCCCCGCCCTCACGCCCCCTGCGCCAGCCGGAATGCCTGATACTCTCGCGCCACCTCGCCATCGGTCGGCTGGCGGCCGAGTTCCTGTTGCAGTTGGCGGGCGATGCTGTCGCGAAGGTTGGGCGAGATGTCGCCAAATCGCACAGGCTTGCCGGCGCCGCTCTCCGCTGCCGGGCGCGGCGTGATGTAATAGCCAAGGATGTGCGGGTTGATCATCTTCTGGAAGTCGGCCGTCGTCGGCCTGGTCGAAGGGTTGGCCTTGCGGAAGGCGGCAAGGTCGTCGTAAAGCGCGTTCTGCACCTGGGCCAGCAGTTGGCGCTGTTCGGCGCTTTCCCCGCCGCCGGAACCTATCGCGCCCGCCTCTTCCAGCCGTGTCTTCGCCAAGTCGAAGGCGCTGGCGAGCTCGGCGCCCTGGTCGCGCGCCTTGCGGCTGTCCTGGCCGATCGCCGATTGCGCCGCGGCGAGCACCTTGAGATCGGATCCCTCGAGGCGGTCGCGATAGTCGTTGAGATCGAGCCGCGCGAAGTCCTCCGGCCGGCTGGCGGCGTAAAGATACATGTCGCGCAAGAGCACCTCGTCGGTGTCGGGCGGGCCGGCCAGCGTTTTTGCGGCATAGCTGCGCGCCGAGGCCACCGCATCACGGCCCGCCCCCTGCCGGACGCTGAATGGCACCTGGTCCGGCGCTACCCCGGCGCCGACCTGCCGCCACAGCTCGGCCTTGGCCGCCATCTGCTGCTGCAGCTCCTGCTGGCTCTGCTGTTCAAGCGTGCCGAGGATCGCCTGCCGGGCAATGTCGCGGCGGCGCGGATCGGCAATCGCCGCGAGATGCGCGTCGATCTGCCCGGACGACGGCGCCAGCGCCCGCGCGGTGACGCCGTCGGCGGCGGCCACCACCGAACCGCCCGCCCCGCCGACCGGCATGCGCAGGCCATAGCGTCCGGCATTGCGCCGCGCCCAGTCCTGCAACTGCGACGGAGCGACGGAAAGGCTTTCGCCTTTGTAGGTGAGATCGACCGTTCGCCCCGGGCCGTCCGCTTCGCTTTGCGGAAAGCGGATGCCAATGTCGTCGCGGAACTTCGGGGGAGCGTCGTCCATGAGGGCGGAAAGATTGGTAGCGAAGTTGGAATCGAGGCGGGGCACCTTCCCCGCGTCGTCGCCCGTGATGCGGCCAAGCAGGAGAGCCCGCTCCGGCGTCGGCCCGGCAGCGCGCCCCGTGGCGTCGGCGCCTGCCTCCGCGAAAAGCGGGTTCGCGGCCTCGGCCGGCTTTCGCTTTCCCTCTGCGAAGGCGACGCCATCCTGCCGTGTCGTTTCGTCGAGCGCCGCCTCGCCGACGGTGGCCTTCAGCCTGTTCTGGGCGTCGGGCAGCAGGAAGCCCTTCTGGCTTTCGATATCGGCGGCCGCACCGATCGGATCGGTTTCGGCCTTTCTGACGATGCGGTCCTCGTGCACGCCGGAAATCAGCTCTGCCGACTGGCCGGCGAGATCATCGGCATGCCATCCTAGAAGACCGCCGATATTCTGAAGCTCCGTGAAACCGGCGATCATATCCAGCTTCTCGTCGTTGGTATCCCAGCTCGCCGCCGCATTTTCGCGGAAGGTATCGACGCGCGCCTTGCTGGTCTGCACCGTCCACACGCCGCGCTGCGTCATGGCATGCCTGGAGGCTTCGTCCATCAGGTTGTTGATCGTGACGTTGCTGGCGTCCCAGTATTTTCTCTGCGCCAATGGCGACAGGCCGGCGGCCCCGTCTTTCGCCAGTTGCAACAGGCTCGCTTTGTATCCCTCCAGCCCCTCCACCGCTGCCCGGCCACTGGTGCCCATATAGCCGCTTTTGCCGTAGCTGAGTTCGCGCGCACCACCCATGAAGGTGTTGTTGCTGTCCTTGGCCTCGTTGGTGGCGTCGAGATCCTTCACCTCGGCCACCGCCTGCCCGATATCGATCAGCCCCCGCCCCACGCTGCCCAGCGCCTCGCCGATGCCGGAGCCGAACATCTCGCCGGTGGCGCGGGTGGTGTCGCGGAAATTGAGGCCGGGGTCGAGGCGAATGCCACGGTCTTCATAGGTCGGCACAACGGGCATCTTGTCCTCGCATCGCTTGCGCGCCAGGACGCCTTGGCGGTCCGGCGCTGTCGGCCCGACGCTAAGGACTTGAGGTTTCCGTGGTGGTCTGGGGCAACGGACGCGCTCGAAGAGCGGCGGCAATGAACGCGGCACCGGACCGTATCGAGCCCTGCCTCCCCGAGGACGACGTTTATAATTTCGTCCATCTCGCCCCGGCTCGGACCGCCATCGAGGCCGCCCGGACGCCACGACCTTCGGATGTGCGAGCCCTCTTGGCAAACCACTTCCGGTAGATCATGCTGCCTTCGGCGACTCGCCGGCCCGCCATCAGGGCGCCGCTCCAATCACGATACGGCTTTCGACCATGACTTTGTTCTTCGTTATGCTTGTCGTCAAACTCGCCGATATCGCCGCGATCGCTTCTTTCATCATGGGGCTGTTCAAGGTCAGGAACGCCGTCGGCTACCCCGTCGCCATCGCCCTCGCAATTCTCGGGCACGTGATCCTGAGGAGCACGCAAGTTTTGGGCGTGACCTGGAATGCCGTCGAGTTCATCAGCATCGCCGCCGGCCTTGTCGCAACCTGCCTCGCCTTCTTCATCGGCAAGGCTTTGCGCCGGGACATCAGGAACTAACCCCCGAACTTGGGCTCGCGCCCTGTTAATTGTCGCCGGCCACCTTCTCCATGGCCGTGGCAAAAATATCTTTCTCCATTCGCCGGGCTATGTCCTGCATCTCTTCGGGAGGCACGGTCGTGCCCTTCTTGTTTGCATGACGCTGCATAACGGAATCGAAGTATTGCTGCTTTACAGTCTCTATTTTTGCGTCAAAATCCTCAATTTCTTTGCCATCGGCGGTTCCGTGTATACCATCCGTAAAATTCTTCACCTTGAAGCCATAAATCTCGGCGAGCGTGTCCAGACCAACGCGTTTGGCTTCAGAGGCAAGCATCGCGTAGGATAAAGCGGCTACTTTCTTTAAATTTAGCGAGCCGCCTTTTCTTGCCAATAGTTCGTCATAATGATCGTCTATACTAGAGATCAACAAATTTTCAGCCACCTTGACTATGAACAGTTTTTCCAACTCGTCGAATTTGGACAGATCGACGAGCCCTTCAGGCGTCATGGCAACAGTGGCCGCTTCGGCGTGAATACCACCAAGCAACACGGCGAGCGCCAAAACCAGCCCCTGAACGAACTTCTGCACGACGACTCCTCCCTCGACCGATTCCAGCAAGAGCGCATTAAGGCCTCCTGCCGGAAATCATATGAAAACAAACCCATGGCGCATCCCCGGCGAACGTGACTTCGCCGGGGATGCGCCCTATCCCGCCACCTCAAGCGTCCGCCGATCCGCCACCTCCATATCGACCTGTGCTTTCCAGGCGATGAGGTGCCGGCGGTTGAAGATGTTCAGCGCACTGTCGACATAGGGCCAGTATTCGGTCCCCTTGAGATCCTCGATCGGGTCGATGGTCGGATCGACCGTGCCGTCGTCGGCACCGAACGTCTGGTTGGATCGAAGCGCCCCCAGCACCGTTTCATGTCGCCACGCCGCCTGCCAAAGTCCGGAAAGCGCCGACTGCCCCGTTGGTTGCGCCATCGCTGCGGAAGACAGAAGACAAGCGGCAACGGCGATCGGGCAAACACGCATCGGGAGGCTCCGCAGACACGCCGCAACCCTAGCGCACCTTACCTCGCCAGTCACCCGCGCGTTTATACTGCATGAGGCCGCTTTCCGCCTTCTCAGGACATAAGATCACCCCACGCCATATTTCAGCCGTCGGGATCGAGCGTCCGCCGGTCTTGCATCTCCCTGTCGATCTCAGATGTCCAGACTGTTCAGTTCCGGCCTTTCGTCCGGCCGCCCGTTCAGGCAGCCGCCTAGCTCAGGCGTCTGTTCTGCCGCCCCATTGGCTTAGACACCCGTCACTTATCGTCGGCCATCTTCTCCATGGCCGTGGCAAAAATATCTTTTCCTATTTGCCGGGCTATATCCTGCATCTCTTGTAGCGACGCGGTCGTGAATTTCTTGTCGGCATAACGTTGCATAAGGGAATCAAAATATTTCTGCTTCTCGGCCTCTATTTTCCCTTCAATGTATTCGACAGTGTCCATATCGGTGACACCGTTTATATTATCCACAAGATTGTTCACCCTAAAACCATACAACCTGGCGAGTGGCTCCACGCCGCCATGGCCAACCTCAACGGCAAGCATCGTATAGCAAAGCGCCATCAGCTCCTTAAGCCTGCGCTGACCATCTTTTTTCTCCAAAAAATCGTTGGAAATGTCACTTATACTATCATACAGCATATTTTCCGCCGACTTGAATATGAAAGCTCTCTCCGCCTCGTCAAACCTGGACACATCGACAAAACCGTCGGGAGACTTCGGAACAGTGCCTGCCTCGGCGTGAAAACTGCCAAGCAACAAGGCGAGCGCCATCACCAGACCATGAAAGAATTTCTGCAAGGGATTACTCCTCTTTCCGCAAACGCTCGCGCCTGAACGCCCGATTCAAGCTACCGAAGCAAAGGGAGCCGGCAAACGAAACGACGGCGATCAGACAGACCCGCATTGGGGAGTCCATGGCTTCGCGCAACCATAGCAAAACCCATGATAGCGGTCACCAGATCCGATCGCGGATACGTAGAACCGCTTTCATCGGGCGCGCTACGCCGATATCGCTCGGCGTGAGATCGACTCGCGCCTTTCAGCCGACGAATTCGAGCATCCGCCGGTCTTCCCTTTCCATCTCGAACTGGGCCTTCCACGCTTCATAGGCCTGCCGGTTAAGCAAGCGGCCGAGCTGCTCAGGGTAATGCTGGTAGTCGGTTCCCTCGGAAGCCTGCCAGGCATCGAACGCCGGATCGAGCGTATCCGGATCGGCGTATCGCATCTTGTCGGCGAGGAACGCCCCGATCGTGCTTTCCTGCCGCCACGCCGCACCCCAGACATCAGAAAAGTTTGGCCCCACAGCCGACCCGGCCATGGCGGGAAACGGCAAAAGAGCGGAAATGGCGGCAATCAGGCAAATACGCATCGGGGCCTCCACGACTGCTTTGCAATCATAGAGGCCCCAAGGCGGACGGTCATCAAGCTTATCGGGACGATGAAAACCTGCCTGAACCTTGTCGGACCTGCAACGCCTTCCAGCACCCTCCTTGCCTCGCCGCGCCCGCCTCACTTCCGGGCCGCCTTGATGATTTCCCCCAGGGCTTTGGTGGCGACGGCCGAGATGCTCTGGCTCATGGGACGCGTCCGCTGCGTTGACTGAAGGCCCAATTCCCGAATTGCGGCTTTGGTAGCGCCGCGCGCACCGCCAACCATAGCCCTGGCACCGTTACGCCCGAACATCGACACGGCCCATTTGTAGCCGGCCCTGCCAAACGGGAACAGCTTTTCGGCCGGAAAGAGACTTGAAACGTCGAAAAACCCGGCCACCGCGGTCATGGCTTTGCCCTTCAAGCCGGAGGCCGCGATCAAACGCCCGTCTTCATTCTCCTGGTCAATCTGCGCCGTCCAAGCATTGTAAGCTTCCTCATTGAAGAGGCCGGCAAGCTGCTTGGGATAATGTGCGTATATTGTTCCTTCTGCCTTTTTCCAAGGGTCGAACGTCGGGACGAGGACATCGGAGAACTTGACGTTGTTCTCTTTATTCGAAAGCAGCGAGATAGGATTATTTCCTTTGCGCCACGCGGGACCAATCACTCCCACGAGGCCCGGATCAGGGTCTGCCTGAGAAGCAGGCAACTCGTTACCAATGTCTCCGGTTTGATTGTACAGCTTTATCCATGGTGTCCGTCTCACCAATCCTGAGTCCGCAACACTCTGCGGCTGAGATGAAAGATCCATGCCAGACCTCAGCTCAGCCTGGAGCTTATCGAGAGTCAGCAACTCTTGATCGATGACTTCCTTGCTCGTGTTGAAGCCCTTGCCGCCCATTTGATCGATCACATTCTTGCGATGGCGAAGCTGAGCTTGCCTTGCCTGGTAAGCAGCCAAACGGGTCTCCGCATAGATACGGGCGTCCGTTTTATTCTGCTCGGCCAGTGGGCCGGTCGGATCGAATACGAAGCCAAATCCGGGGAGAACCCTTTCCCGGACAGGTTTTCCGTCCTTGCCTTTTCGGACGATGGTCACCTCATAGGCGGGTGGTCTTTTCGTCGCTATGCGCTGCTCCGCATCACCCGAAGGTTCGATCATGAGTTCGCCCGGCTTGATCGTCGGATCACCCACGGCCGTTCGGACATCGGCGAGAAGCTGCTCCTGCATCCACTGCATGGAACCGCCAATGTCCGGATAATAGGCTTCCGGCGGATATCTCATGATCGTGGGAAAACCTGTGACGATGGTCACGCCATAACGCCGTTTGAACTTTTCATCGGCTCTCGCTCTGGCGGTCCACAGATTTGGAGCGTTCTCGGCCTCGCGGCTGTAAAGATCCTTGTACATGTTGAGCAAATCTTGGGCTTGCCCGGAATCGAAGCCTAGATATGGATCTCCGTCCCCCATGTTGAGCAAGCTCTCGACATCGTCCACGCCGATCGACAGAAGCGCGTTATCCACTTTCGTTTTGTCGATGGTCGGTCGGTAATCGGGATCGTTGACACGGATGTAGTACAGCGCCGCCTCTTCGGGCGAATATCCCAGGTCACTGACCATGTGCCGAAAGACGATGGCTGCGTTCTCCATCGCCTCACCATCGACACCGTTCCTAAGGTCTGCCTTCGACACGCTCATTAACTGCTGCGCCAATTGAAGTGCGCCTTGGACTTTGTCCGGGTCCCGTGAGTCGAGCAGTTGCTGAATGCCATTGATAATTTGCGATGGGACCATATTAGTCTGCTTTACCAACGACTTAAGCAGAGGAAAAGCCTCTTCCGGCTTTTGCCAGGTTGAAATTTGGTCCCACACTGCGTCATTGTCGGCGCGCCCCACTTCGCTGTAGGGATCGAACTTCAGTTCCCCGTGGTTGAACCTGTCGACGTTCCGCTCGGTCTCGACAATCTCCTGGTTCTTGGCCTCCCACTTGCCCCTCAGCTCGGCCTTCTGGTCGGGCTTCAGCACGACATCCTCTTCGATGTCGCGCAGCGTCAGGGTCTTGTCGCCATTGTCGATCCGCTGCTGATAGCCATCTGCCCTCGTCGCCTGCTGCACCGTGTCGGCCTTGGCCCTGTCCTGCCCGTCTTCCGGCACGCCGGCCAACCCCGCATTCCGGAGTTCCTCGGCCTGCGCCGGCGGCAGTCTGGCCAGAACAGCCTCCATCTCGGGCGAGAGCCGCGCGGTCGGCGGCTGTACGGAAGGAGCGAGAGGAGGAAGCGGGGCGGCGTGGGCCAAGGCCGCCGCATCGGAGCCAATACCCCCTTGCGCGCCCTGCGGGACAGTTGGTGCCGGCCAGCCGGCCAGCTTCACGAAGTCCTCGTCGGAGAGCTTGGCCAGCCCTCCCCACGTCGGGGCGAGGGTTTCGCGGATGGCCGCCCAGCGGCCGGCCTTGATGTCCTCTTCGAGGCTGCGGTTGGTCTGGATGCGGTAGTTTGTCTGCGCCAACCACCAGGCGCCCCGGTCCTGCGACGCGGGGCTGAAATCGGCAAGGCCGGTGGCGGCCACGATCCGCTCCCACGTCGAGCCGTCGAGCCCGTATCGTCCAGCCTTCGTCGACGTGCCACCGATGCCGACCATGCCCGGATGCGTGGCGAAATCACCAAAACGCCCCCCACCGCTCCGGGCATCGTAGGAGGGCGCCTCCTTCTCACCGATGGCGCCAAGCAACACATAGGCGGCCGGCGGCAGTTCGCTCGCCACGAACTGATCCGGGGCGGCATTTGCCAGGCTGTAATGCACGGCCTCGCGCTTCATCGCCGCGTCCACCGCCGGCTTCATGGCATCGTGGAGCGCCATCCGGTCGGCTGATGACAGGTCGGCGGCGTGGTCGAGGCTGTAGTTCAGCGCCTTGATTGGGTCGGTTTCGGCGAGCGTCAGCGTCGAGCGCTTGCGGGCGTCGGAGATATAGGCCGCCGTCACCTGCTCCATATGCTCCGGTGGCCACCGCTGAAGGAAGCCAAGTCTCTCGATCTGCTCGAGCCCCAAGGCCATAAAGTTCTGGTAGCGAGTCTCGTCGGTCGGCACCTCGACGGCTTGATCCCTGAAGGTGGTGGCCCCCGCCCAATATCCCTCCTGAATCCCGCTCTTCCGCGCCTGGGCTTGGGCCTCCACTCCCTGCTTCTTTGCATCGTAAACGATTGGGCCGGCTTTCTCGTCGAATAGCAGTTGCGCGGCCGGGGACAGGCTATCGCGCGTTTCCTTCACAACCTTGTCGATATCCGCCTGGTGCTTGAGGAAAGCGTCGACCGGTCCGGTTCCCGTCTGGGAGCCATGGCCCGGTGTCTCGCCGCCACCATTTTTTACCTGAGCGAGGCCGGCCGCGGCCCGCTGAACGGCCATGTTTGCGGCCGCTTCGTTTTCCACGCTGGCGAGATCGGGCTTCGCTTTGGCGGCATCGGAGATCGCCTGCCCGACGTCGGTCATTCCCTTGCCGACGCCGCCCAGCGCCTCGCCGATGCCGGAGCCGAACATCTCGCCGGTGGCGCGGGTGGTGTCGCGGAAATTGAGGCCGGGGTCGAGGCGAATGCCCCGGTCTTCATAGGTCGGCACAACGGGCATCTTGTCCTCGCATCGCTCGCGCGCCAGGACGCCTTGGCGGTCCGACGCTGTCGGCCCGACGCTAAGGACTTGAGGTTTCCGTGGTGGTCTGGCCTCCCGATATCGAGCCGGCCGCGAAGATCCCGTTTTGCCGACGCCGCGAAATCGGCGATCATCGTCCGGACACCGGAAGCTTTGCAACGTTCATGGAGCCTGCCTTGAGCACCGTCTTCTTCATCACCCATCCGGACGTGGTGGTCGATCCCGGCCGCCCGGTGCCGCGCTGGCATCTGTCCGACAAGGGCATCGCGCGGATGAGGATTTTCGCCGATGGGCCGGACGCGCGGGCCGTGAGGTCGGTCTGGGCGAGCGACGAAACCAAGGCGATCGAGGCGGCCGGCATTCTGGCGGCGGCCCATGGCCTGCCGGTCGGCGTGCACCCCGGCCTGCACGAGAACGACCGCAGCGCCACCGGATTCCTGCCGCCCCCGGAGTTCGAGGAAGTCGCCAACCGGTTTTTCGAGAGGCCGGAAGAGTCCGTGAGGGGCTGGGAGCGCGCCGTCGACGCCCAGAACAGGGTGCGGGCCGCGTTCGACGCCATCATCGCCGAAAAGACCGCGGGAGACATCGCCATCGTCGGCCACGGCGGGGTCGGAACGTTGCTGCTCTGCCACCTGACCGGCGTTCCGATCAGCCGCGACCACGACCAGCCGTTCCAGGGGCACTATTGGGCCTACGCGCCGGAAACGGCCACGCTTCTCCACCCCTGGCGCCCGATCGCGCCGAGGTAGACGGGCGGCTTGCCCTTCCATGACTTATCGGAATTGCCGCATAGCCATGGCTTATGTGCCATTCCCGATAACGCGGGATTATCGGCTTCCCAAGCCCCGCATCCGAGCGGGCGGCGGTCCCACCAGCGCCGGCAGTTTCACCGCAGGGCGCTCATCGTCGTTTCCCGGGCAGCCTTATGCCACCCGCTCGCCCTCTCGTCCCGAGGTCCTGCGCCTTCGCGCAGGATGACAACCTATAAGAGCAGCCGCGAGCGGCTACGCAATTGTTTCATATGTATATTTCTGTCATCCTGCGCGAAGGCGCAGGACCTCGGGCAGAACGGAGCGAACGGCCGATATAGGGTCTCGCCAGCAAACTCCACGAGCGAGCAACGCCGTATTCACCCCTATACCAAATAGGGTTGCATCCCATTGTCGCCTCACTTTTTGGGCGGCATAATCGGATGACACAGTCGGATCATTGGCTCGTTGGTCATCTCCAGTGAAGACTATCAACCAGAACCGATCAGATCACCTTAAAGATGCAATAAACACATTAGGGAATGCAAATGCTGCCGAGTCTGCGCGCTTTGGTTACCATTGCTCTGTCTGCGGCCTTAGCTGGGTGCGTCACTGTCAATAGCACAACGACAGTATTCCATAACATCACAAAGCCCGAGACCTTCAGTATACGGCCTACTGCTCCTATCAGCGAAAGTCTTGAGGCAAAATCATATGCAGACTTAATTGCGCAAAAGCTAATTGAGAATGGATGGTCCAAATCCGATAAAGCGGCGACAGACGTCCAGTTCGCCTACAGTATAGACAATGGCCACCAAGAAATTGACAGTGTACCCGTGTTCGGACAAACGGGCGGAGGGACGACCTATAGCAGCGGCACCGTCTACGGCGGTGGCGGCTTCGGAACCTATTCAGGAACTAGCTACACTCCACCTACTTTCGGGATCGTAGGCGCCAGCACGTACAGCTATTCTGTTTATACCAGAAAGCTTATGGTTTGGATCGACGAGAAATCAACGAAGAAACGTATATACGAGGCTACCGTTGTAAGTCGCGGATCGTCTTCATCCTTTAACGTGGTCGCACGATGCATGATAGATGCTCTGTTCAAAGACTTCCCTGGCAAATCTGGCCAGACAACGAAAATCAGTGCGGATGGCAACAAATGCGTTGTCAACGAGACCAAGTCATAAGCTGGGAGAGCAATTACAGCCTCCATAGACAGAATTTCGGATCGCGTCTCTGGCGCTAGAGCAATTTCAGCAAAAGTGGGAACCGGTTTTGCGTCCGAAATTGCGCCTAATCAAAGAGATAGAGCATTTCCGGTGAACCTGTTTTCACCGGAAATGCTCTAGTTCAGAACCGGGCTTAAGGGCCGACCCAAATTGGCCGGCCCCCTCGCGTCAATGAATCGACTTCATCTTCACGTAATTCGAATACGCCCCGCCAAACCCACTGGCCATCGAGCCGAATGCGCCGAGTATCCCCGCCGTGCGGCTGTTCTTCGCCTCCATGTCGTAGAGGGCGCTCTGGTTGCGATAGCTGACGGCCTGGTTGCGCACGTCGTCGTAATTCCGATAGGCGTTGGTGCGGATGGTCAGGGCATCGATGGCGCCTTGCTTGGCCGTATCCACCATCAGGTCGAGCGGCGTGCCGAACGTCGTGTCGACGCCGTTGGCGGCCATGGCGGCCTGCTGCTTGGCCATCAGTTGGCTCGTCATCGCCTTCTGCTTCTGCTCCTCGCGCGTGCCGGCGTCGAGCACGTTCTTCGCCTGCCGGTCGGCGAGCTGGGCGTTCTGCCGCTGCACTTCGGCGTTGTATTTGGCGGCCTGAGACTGAGCATTGGCGCTGGCGATCTGGCCGGCTCCGCTCAGGAGCGTGCCGCCGATCATCAGCGCGGTTCCCAATTCACACATCGCGGCGCCTCCTCAATTCGAACAGAACAAACGGGTGACCATGGATATCGATGTCGCCGAGAAACGCGGCGCCCAGCCAGCCGAGCCAGCGGATCGACGCGGCGTTGTCCCGGTCCACCACGTTGCGCAGCACCTCGTGGCGGGTGAACAGGCCGGGGAGCCCCTCGGCCGTCGCCCTCAGGAACCAGCGCCAGTTTCGGGTGATGGCGTCCGTGCCCAGGAGCCAAACGCCGCCGATGCCGGCGAGAACGTTGAGGTCGCCGACGCCGTACATGATCTCCGGCCGCCCATCGATCAGCACGGTGAAGGCGGTCGAGTTGTCCATCGACCGGCGCAGCGCTGCCACCGGCCCGAGCCGGCCCGACCGCCACACCTCCGCCACGTCGGCCGCCCGCATCCGTCTCGCGATCGATCGGCAGTGCTTGCCGCGCGCCGGCACGATTTCCACCTCAGCGGCCAAGCGTCACCTCCGGCATGATGGCGAGGATGGACATCGGCAGCGGGTCGAACTGCTTGACGTGGAGGCCGCCCGAGCGATTCCAGTCGGCCGACGGCGTCATGTCGATGTCGCCGGTGTAGAGGCCGATCGCCTCGTTCCACGCCTCGGTGGAGCGCTGCTTGAATTCCACCATCTTGTCGCTGTCGCGGCCCTCGTCCTTCGGGCCGACGAAGATGCCGCGCGTCTTCTCCACCCTGAGCACCACCTTCGACACCGACTTGAAGCGCCCCTGCACCGTGCCGAGCTCGTTCAGCATGCCGAGATCGAGGTCGAGCGTCTGCAATGCGGCGGCATAGGGCAGGCCGACGTGGATCTTGCCGGCCGCCACCGGCAGCGCCACCGCGCCGCCTTCCACCCTGAGGCCGCGCACCACGTTGCCGTCGGCGAGCGCCACCACCTCGCACCCCTCGAGGTGCGACAGGCCGGAAAGATGGCTCACCGGCGCGCCGGCATAGGTCAGGCCGCAATCGACGAAGAAGGCGTCCTCGACATGGTCGAAGGCCCGGCTGTGCAGCCGCTCGACATAGCGCCTCGCCACGCCGTCGATCGTCCGGTTGACCACGAAATAGGGCACGTCCTCGCCGTTCTCGGCGATGCAGGTCACGTCCTCGAAAGAAGCGTCCGCGCCGCTCTCGTGCCGCGTCCAGGCCCACACCTCGTGCTCCTTCATGTAGGTGAGCGACACCAGCGAGCCGTCGTCGAGCACCACCCAGACGATGGAGCTCGGCGCCTGCGCGTAGGCCCAGGCCTTGATCGACCGGTTCTCGAACAGGTGGCGGCTCATGATGGTCAGGTCCTTGCCCACCCAGGCGTCGTCGCCGTAGCTGTAGGAGAAGTCGCGGATCACCCCGCCCGAGCGCTGGGCGAACAGCACCGTCTCGCCGACGGCGATCGGCTGCACCGCCGCCGCGCCGCGATAGCCCTGGTTGGCGATGACGATGGCGCTGGGCGTGATGGCGTCCGACGCCGAGCCGCCGGTCACCACCCATTCGGCCGACGAGGTGAGCAGCAACAGGCCGTAGCGGGCGGCCAGCATCGAGCGGACGATGTTGACCTGCCGCGCCCGCATGCGGAAGGTGATGGCGTCGCTGTCTTTCGCCGGCGAGGCGTAGCCGAAATTCTCGTAGTTGGCGGTCTGCGAGAGATAGACCGCCTGCGGCTCGCTGTCGGTGGAGGCGAGCGCCAGCCGCTGCTGGATGAAGGTGACGGCGCGCGGATAGTTGCCGGCGCCGGAGAACGGGTTGCGGCCGATCTGCGGCCCGTCGGAAGTGTCCGCCGTGATGTTCTCGTCGTCGAGGTAGAGATCGGTGGTCGAGCCGATATAGCCGAACGAGCCGTTGGAGAATTTGTAGACCACGTATTTGGAGGCGCCGGTCACCGCCGTCCACGACACGCGGTTGATGCCGCCGTCGACGGAAAGATCGTTGACGCAGGAGGCCTCGCCGGACGGCAGGCTCTCCTCGCCGGTGGCCTCGCTGACCGCCGCCACCTTGTAGCGATAGGTGTGCGCCTTGTAGCCGGTCTGGCCGGAGGTGCTGCTCTGCACCGCCGCCGTGATCGTGGCGGGCGCCGTCATGGCCGGCGCGAAGGTCGGCTCGGTCAGCGTCCAGTTGTTGTCGGCGTAGCGGGAAAGCTTCTTCACCGGATGGTCGGGGTGGACGATGTACATCACGTCCGCTTCCTGGGCGAACACCAGCTCGTCGAGATCGCCGGAGGCATAGGGCGAGGCGAGCTCGTAGACGCCGCCGCCGGCGGCCAGGATCAGCCCGCCGTTGCGCCAGAAGCGCAGCGAGCCCTCGCCGAACTCGATCACGTAGGCCTGCGCCTCGTTGAACTGGAAGGGGATCAGCCGCGTCCTGTCGGCGCTGTTCTTCACCTCGCCGACGAACTCCAGGCCGGCGCGGTTCGATGCCCCGCCGTGGGCGTGGATGAACAGGTTGAGCGCCGTCTTGAGGCCGACCGAATAGTTCTTGGTGTCGACGCGCGCCCAGAGGGCCGGCGACAGCTCGCCGCCGACGAAGGCCGGCTGATAGGCCCGGAGCGTCATTGCCGCACCCGCTCGTAGTCGGAGAGAAAGCCGCCGGTATTGCGCTCGTCGTTGGCGTCGGCCGCGCTGGCCGCCGCCTGCGTCTGCAGGGCCATCTGGAAGGCCGCCTGCCGCTGGCCGGCGTCGCGCGTCAGCGGCATGGCCAGCCGCGCCGCGAGGTGCCAGGACAGTGCCTCGACGAACAGCGGCGGAAACTTCGAGGGATCGTCGACCCGGCGGATGTAGCGGAGGGCGGCCGGCGACAGGTCGGTGAACAGGCGATCGCCGAAAAGCTCATACGGATAGCCGTCCTCGGCCCCTCGTAGATCGCCGGGCAGCAGCACGCCGGCCAGCGCGCCGTCGGCCGGCCGCACCGCCCGCACGCGCAGCAGATCGACCGGCAGCGCGTAGGCGTGCGCCCAGCGGCCGGCAGCCACCCCCGACACCTCGGCCAGCACCGCCTCGTGGCGGGCGAACCGCCAGGGCGGCCCGGCGGCCAGCAGCGCGTCGAGCGTCTGCCCGTAGAAGCGATTGCAGGCCCGCGCCTCGGTGCTCGCCTCGCTGAGCGCGTCGATCTTGTCGGCGCCGAGATGGCCAAGGGCCAGATTGCAAATGGAAACCGTCGATGCCATGACCCACCTCGAAAACCGTGCCGCACTCTAGGCAGCGGGGGGTTTTCGCGGTGGCGAGGCTTTCAACACGGCGCCGCCGCGGCGGGGTTTCCGTCGCGGCGGCGCAGAAATTCGGGCATTTCCGGTCGTCTCGAACGCCGGACAGCCAGGCGCTAGATCCGTCCCATCAACATCAGGATGATGATGATCAGCAGGATCAGTCCGAGGCCGCCGCTGGGGCCGTAACCCCACCGCGAGCTGTACGACCAGGTCGGCAATGCGCCGAGAAGCACCAGGATGAGGACGATCACCAGGATTGTGCCGAGCGTCAT